CAAAAATGTTGCCGATGCCGTAGCCGAAATCGATTTCGTTGGATCAGCATCACAGATTAGCGTAACTGTCTTCCATACCTTTGCGCTGTATGAGTTATCATTTGGTGATTGTTGCTCGTATGGATTCGGAAGCAAATCAATCGACAGGGTTTCACCAGTCTGAGCAACAACACACGATTGCGTCTCATCTCCCTGCGGAACACCTGTTGATTTCTCCTGCCAAGGATCCATAAAGAGTCGAACAATTTCTACTCCGAATTCACCGCACCACTCGATTAATAGCGAGAATGCCTTATCAACATCATCAGTCAAGTATGACTCGCACGTTGAAACAAGCGAATTGCGTTGAGCGGATTCAGTCGTAAGTCTTCGGTATTGCGAGTTAAGGAACCCTAGATTCTTAATCTCCGATTCGTATGGTGTATTTTCCCACTGGTAGTCAGCAGTGACTGCCAAGATGCGTTTCTCTAGGATTGAGTTGTATGATCCCTTGCTGCCCCTGTAGGACACTTTTAGATCAACTGTGCCACCAATCTGTGTCGATTCAATTTCGGCATAGACGAATTTTTTCAAGTCCATCTCATCTCCAAGCAATGGAGTTTCAAACTGCGAGTAAATGCGATTGTAGAGTGTCGTTGTTGTTTTGTCTGGGTTGATCTGCAAATAAGAATCTACTCGTTCTGGCTGAAATGATTCCCAAAGGTGGTTATATGAACCATCGTTTGTTGCTGTGTAATCCACAGAAAAATGAAAGCATCGAGACTGCCCGTCAACAACACCTGTAGTCCACTCAACTGGACGTGTTCCTGTCCAAACTCCAGCCCACGCTGGGAACCTACTTTCTCCGCTACCCCATTCCGAAGCAGCAGCATAGTCCAGCACCATTGTGTCTGAATTTAATGCTTGCAAGTAAGGGACGGAGTAAAGCAAGTAGTTTTCAAATCCAGTTGCACAAATCTTTGTAGGATCCGCTGCCATGAGTCTCTTTGCTCTAGCCATTTCAACGTCTTTATAGAGTATCTGAGATGATAGATAAGACGTTGCCGCAATATCTGATGTCATCAGTCCACCTTGCGAGTACCACCACATTTGCCCAGCTTGAAAAGCAATTGATTTTCCTGCAATGCAACCAACAGTTGGGTACAAGGTAGATTGGAAGTTTTCCGTAGTGACCCATTGATCTCGGTCAAGGATTCCTGATTTAAGCTGAAAGGTGGAACGATCTGTAAATACGATCAGACGAGTTGACGTATCCTGACCGACATAGCTTGTCATTGCAGTGATTGGTCGTGAAAAACTAAAGTCACCACGGGAAGTTCCTGTGGTACGTTCTTGGAATGAAGTTGGATCTCCCAAGTCTGATGCAAACACAATATTTTTATCCGCAATCCACATTCGATTTGCAGAGTATGCCATCCAAAAACCAACAGGTATAGTTGAAAGTTGTACGCCAGATGTGTCAGAACCATCCCAATATGATGGATATGAAATTCCATCTTGGATCATAACTATTCTGTGAGCAGGAGTTGTAAATTCATTTTCACCTGTAGAAAGGTTTGCAGATCGAGTTGCAAGCGCAAAAACAAATTGATCTACATTTGGATCCATCGATATATTTTTAAGACGAAAATCCTCCCAGTTGCTTGGTTGTACTAATGGAAATGGAGAGTAATAAACTTTACCATTAACAGCAAAAACCATGTATGACAATTCACTCTCAAAAACACCATTTCCATTTACATCGAAAATAGTAGATGGAGTTATTGTTACAACTCCATCTTGTTCTCTCGTAAGTGCAGCGTCTTTTTGTTTATTTGCAGAAAACAGAATGCCACCTTGGAAATTACCAGCGGGAAGGGAGAGTTGCATTTTATGTCCCGGCCTTGTTTGCACGATACCACCACGGACACTTACATTAACTCCCCACTTAAATTGATTTTCAGGCAATGACCAAGGATTTCTTACAGAATTAACTCCCTGAATCCATCCCGTTGAGACTTTTTTAAGCCTACCTGATGTAATGTTTTCACTTTTCATCGCTAGAACATAACTGGATCAGTTCCATCACCATACGTCAAATCATTAATTTGTGGTGGAACAAAAGCATGACCATCTTGGTGTTCTTGCTGGTTTTTCAGATATGCCAATGCAAAACCCCAGTAACGCAGTGCCTGTTCAGCAAAGTCCTTATCTTCCAAGTCGCAAGCATGGACTCCGCAAATGATTGCACGGGTATGCTCAATCGGAATAAAGTCGTACTTGCTGGTAATAACTGGAGGTTTTAGCCTATAGGCAATTCTTGCCCACGCGCATGGTTTTCCAATGCGAATCCTTCTGTATTGAGGATTGACTTCTTGAGGGTGGTATTGACCAATCAATGTCAAATCGTTGCTGCGCCCATAGTCCATTGCATACAGACTAACAAAACCATCCGTAAGTGGCTTCTGGATATTAGCAACGCTTTTTACAAGAATTGGTGGTTCAATTGCGTCTACGAAAAACTTGCTATCGATTGTAAGTCCGCTTGTAAGAAATGATACACGTCCATCTGTCGATAAAAGATTTTCTGCTTTTTCTTGTGTACTATAAAGTTCTATTTCGTTATTTGCAATGCGTCTAACAAAATACGTTGTATCTGCATTCAACCCAGATGGCAAAACATCTCCAGAATTTGCTCTTACAGTGATTGATTGTCCTGTATTGTATAGCAATGCGTCTGAAATTATGCTTGTTGAAGGAGATGCGTTAAATGTGCGCTGAATGTCTAGTGACAATTGTCCCGTTCCAAGACCCGTAATTGGAACCAACACTCCACCAGAATAAACATTAACACTATCACCTACAACTTTAACTTGATAATCAGTTCCAGCAACTAATGGTGATGGCAGTATTCCACTTGTAGAAAACTTAACAGTTTCGTTTTCTTGTAGAAAATTAACATTTGATGGTTTAATAAGATTGTTATAAGGAAGTGGAGATACCGCAAATCGTTTAGCAAAATATGATTGACCAGTTCCAAGTGAAACAACACTAATTAACCCATTAATACCACCAGCAGAAGCATCAGCGGAAGACGTGTATGCTTTAGCAACAGATGTAGATATAACATTTAAATAAGCTGGAGTTATTCCGTTGTCAATCGATGGGTTTGTTAATGGCAGCAAGTAATCAGTTCCCCAATAAATGGTAGATGGGGTTGTTAAATTTGAAAAGTCTCCTCTCCAATTATTCGTGAAATCCACCCCAAATGTTCTCGAAAGCACAGTATAAAATGTGCCAGAACCTACTGAAGTGATGTCAACATCGCTAAAATCTAAGTTTTTAACAGTAAAATTGCCTGTTTGTGAATTTAGTGGTGTTTCTATTCTATAAGTTGTTCCAGACGATAGTGGAGATGGAAGTGATCCCGTAGAAGAGAAATTTATAAATATTCCAGTAGATGGAGTTATTTGTACGCTCGCTGCACCAGTATAATTTGCTCCAGCAGTTATAGGTGTTAGTTTAGTAACCTCTCCATTTGTAACTGTTGCTTTTGCAGTTGCTCCAGATCCATTTCCTGCAATTATTTTTACAATAGGTTGATTTACATACCCACTTCCACCATTTAATTTATTATAATACGAAATAAATGATGTTTGAATTAAACTAATTGCAGTTGCAGAATTAACATCTGGCTTTTTAGCGATTATTGTTCCTAATGCTGGATATTGAAATACTGTTGCTGTCCCAGAATTATTAGCTAATCCACCAATAACAATATATTGAAATGTATTTGTTTGAGAATTTACAACAGTTACATATCCATTTGCGTCACCATTTAAGTCTGTAGGAACCGCTCCAGCAATAAATACAGTTGTTCCATTTGGTATTCCGTGACCATTACAGGTTGCTGTTGCATACGTTACCTCTGGCCCATATGGGTTAAATTCATTTACATCTGGATATGGAGTTTTCCAAGTTTTTGCATTAGATACATTTATTGTTCCTACAGCAGTTCCACCATAAGCAAGTGAAAATGTATTTGAAGTAACTGAAAAAATTTCATGGCTCCCATTTATGTCAATGCCAGTGCTTGAGATTCCAGCTCCAGTTATCCATATTACATCAGATACTTTTATATTATGAGGAACTGAAGTTGTTACTATTGGATTATTAAGTCCACTTTGTGTTATTGATGTTATAATATATGTTCCACTTGTTAATGCTGTTATTGCTTTAGGTGCGCCAAGTGATTGACTTAATGTATATGTAAATGAAGTTGGACTTGTTACTGTTATTGAAAATGTACCATTATATGTCTCTGGTGTTGCTCCAGATATCTCTATGTTTGTATTAGAGAATCCATGTGGAATTTGAGTTACACAGGTAGCAAGGGTTCCATTTGCAGTTAGTGTTTTAACTGGTATGATTGGGCTTGCCGTTGGGCCAGATATAGTAACTGTTGGAGGAGAAGAGTAACCAGAACCGGGGTCTGTAATTACAATCCCTGTTACTTTTTCTGTGATTGTATTAATTGTAGCATATCCTTGTGCGGTTTTATTAGAAATCAAGTATCCGCTATTTGTCGGAGGTGTGATTGGATCTGAAAATACAACAGACGGAGGTATTGTATATCCTGTTCCAGCTTCAGTAATGTTTACCGATGTAACAGAACCAACTAGGATAGGTTGAAACTGCGCGTCAGTTCCAGTTGGAGAACTAATGTTTAATGATGGTGCTGTAACTTGAGATTCTGTTCCAGTTTGAATTGTTGATTGTATCAACTTAACAATTGAATTTGACCCTGCTCCATCAGTTGTTATTTCAATTGGATTTATTAAATTTGTTGGAGTTGAATTTATCGCATCAGTTATGTTAGAATGAATAGAAACTGAATATTCATCGATTACATTTACAAAATAATTTTGATTTGTAATTAATGGTTTAGGCAATACACCTCCATTAGTTGCGGCTTGAACCTGATCAGCGTCATTAAAATAATGCCGCTCACCAAATGTTAACTTTGTTTCTGGAACAATTTCTTTTCTAACATCAACATTTATTGGGTTTGTTGATCCAGTAATAAAAACTGGATTAATATTAGATTGAGCGTCAGAAATAGAACTAAAAATCTGAAGGTGAGTAGAATCTAAAAGGTTTCCAAAATAGGTAACACCAGATCGAATCCCAATAGGCAATGATTGTCCAGATGGAAATGTAATCGGATTTGCGCTGGTTATTCCAATAGTGGGAGCAGACGCGAATTGAAGAGCAGTTACGACAAATGAAGTCCTAGAGTCTAGGAATTTCAATGGCCCTGCTCCCACTATGGATTGGAGGGAAATGGGGTAATTGCCTTCTTGTGCATTGAGGGAATCGGTATGGATCTGAATCGTTAGAGCATCCAAAACGCCAATGTAATATGTTTTTCCATTGGATAGCGGAACTGGGATAGTACCAGAAATCGCAGTAATAGCCATTCCTTGCCCAGAATCAAGCGTGTGAGGGGTTGTAGACGCAAACTTGTTAATTGGGCTTACAGCAACCTCACGGGTGCGAATAGTGACATCATCAGAAGTGATTGTTCCATACGCAAAATCACTTTGAGAATGGATTGGAATGAGAAGACCATCAACTCCCGTTCCATCTTTGAGTTGACTGCGTAAATCTCTGTTATTAGCATCAGTTCCTGTTAAACGGATGATTTTACCAACATCGTTTTCGCTTTCAGCAACAGCAACCAATTGAGATGGTTTAACAATCTCCATTAAAGTGGCTACATAGCCTCGATCATCCCATGCCCACTCAACAGTATTAAACTTGCCACCCTTGTTAACATGGTATTGGAATAGACGATTGCGGAAGTAGACTGGGGAACCATCTACGTTAACCGCAAGGGGAACGTCTATTCCACGGGGAAGAGCAATAGTATAACCATCCCATCCTGTGCAAACATCAACGTCCGCAGTGGATTGCATCCAATGCCCAGACTCCATAAGGGTCTGAACTGCTTGCGTGATTTTGCGGTAAACTCTTTTCTCGTCAGTAGTTCCTAAAATCTCCGCACATTCCTCAAAGATTTGATCGACAAACATGACGTGATATTAGCGCATGGATCCTTCGGACGCAATAGAATTCAGAAAATCTTCTTCGCTTGCCATTGCTGCATTTTCAGCAGCAGGTGCTTTGCCTTCTAGCGATTCAGTTGCGGCTTTTTGACCCTCAACGTCAGCGGCAAGAGCATCGATCACTCCTGCAAGTTGCATGGCAATGCTGTGGAGTTCGTCAAACTTAGATTTAGCAACAGAGATAGTAACTGCACCCTCTTCAGCCATTGGAGAAGGGATTCCGCTCATATCTTCGGGAAGATCCATTCCCATTGCAGGTTCGGGCATTACTGCCTCAGTTGGTTGTTTTGCCATAAATTAATCTTCCTCTTCCTCACCACCGATTTCAATCTCGATTTTAGTTGTTGGTTTTGCAGACTCAGCTTCTTCTAGCCCTGAATCAATTGCTTCTTCGTCATCCATTTCGTCTTCCATATCCATTTCGGAGGATCCATTGGATTTAATGCCGCAGATACACAACTCAACACAGTGACGCTTGGTTTCTTTCCCATCACGCATTGTAGTCTCATCCTTCTCCATTGTCTTTCGGAAGTAGATGGTAGCAGTGCCTTCTTTTGGAAGGTTTTTAAGACCCTCTGCGTTCTCAAAATAAAGGGATGGGTAATGGTAATCGCTTTTAGGGATTGCCATTTCTGGCATTGCCATTGGCTTTACCTCTTCTCCGAGATCCGTGAATCCAGATGGAAGTTCATATTTTTCTTTTGCGTATGGCATATTATTTAGCTTTCAATGCTGCAACTTCAGCAGAGAGTTCTTGGATAGCTTTGATCAAAGGCGCAATCAATTCTTCGTAACCGATAGAAAGAATGTCATCTCCACCTTTTACAGAGTGATCTTGGAATCCACCGAAATCAATTCCTTTAGCGTCAAGAACTGACTTAACTTCTTGAGCAATCAAGCCATGATGGAATCGACTACGCTTTTTGCTTCCATCGTGAGTGATGTTAGCAAGTTTTACGTCCTCAATCCATTTGTCTCTCGCTATTTTGTATTCAGCTTTTTCTTCTTCTGTAGCATCTTTATTTAAGAATTTAGGTGCTTCTGGACGATAATATTCACGCATATCCCATTTAAAATCAACTGGACGAAGTGCGTTAATAAACTCAAGCCCAAGTTTAGTATCACGAATATCAGATTTATCACGAATATCGGAACGATTTTGAACCGCTCCATATGCGTAAGTTGTCGTAGAGGAATTTCCTAGTTGAACTTGGTTGTTTCCTGTAGCTGATGTATTAGCCCCAATTAACGCTGAATTCCTCCAGTTTCCACTTGACCCAGCATTAATTCCTAATCCAACAGATTGATCTCCAGATGTCCATCCCCCTAATGCGCCTGCTCCGATAGCAATATTTCCATCAAAATTGCCTGATGTAACATTAGCCAATGCTCCAGAACCAATAGCAATATTGTTAAATACACTAACTCCTACTGCGCCAATCATAGCATTTTCACCAATTGCGATATTTTGATCTCCTTGCAAATTCTCAAAATTTGAACCCATTCCAATTGCAATATTTGAACTTCCTGCTGTGCATCTAAAGTTAGAATTTACTCCAATAGAAACATTGGTATTTCCAGTAGTAAGACTTTGACCGCAACCATTGCCGCAAGTTACATTATTTGATCCTGTTCCTGTTCCTTTTCCAAATAAAATTCCATTGATAGAGGTATTTTTATTTAAATCGACTACATTTGTTGTTGCTTTTGTTAGTGCCATAATATTAGTTTTGTTATAGTTTAGATTGGATTTCTGTTATTTTGTTTTCCAATTCTTGATTTTTTTGCGTTAATTCTTGAATAGCTTTGATCAAAGGCGCAATCAATTCCTCATAACCAATTGAAAGAACATCATCCCCGCCATTAATTTTGTGATCTTTAAACCCTCCAAAGTCGATGCCTTTTTCGTCAAGAACTGCCTTAACTTCTTGTGCAATCAGACCATGATGAAAACGATTGCGTTTTTTACTTCCATCGCGTGTAATATTTGAAAGTTTAAAATCTTCCAACCATTTATCTTTTACTACAACATATGCTTCATATGCTGCTAATTCTTCAACATATTTTTCTTTATCTTGATCAGAAGCGTCTTCTTTTAAATCTAATGGTTTAAAGACAATTTGTGGTTCTTTTTCACGATAACTGTCACGCACATCCCACTTGTAATCAACTGGACGAAGTGAATTTATAAATTCAAGTCCAAGAGTTGTATCTCTAATATCTGATTTATCTCGTAAATCTGAGCGAATTTGAAGTGCTGCGTAAGCATATGGATCAGATGCAGCGTCACCAAGCTGGATTTGATTACTTCCAGTTATTTGAGACGCTGAACCCAAACAAGTTGAATAAGAATATATTGCTGTTCCAACAAATGATCCATGCCCAATTGCTGTATTGTTTGTTCCAGTTACATTATTTAGTCCCGCTAAAGCCCCTATAAAAGTATTTTGTGAACCAGACATTGCACCTTGTGATCCTGCTGCATATCCAAAGAGACTATTTTGTCCTGATGTAACATTTTGTCCAGACTGCGCTCCAACCGCTGTATTATCACTTCCTGAAACATTAAATCTCAAAGCAAGATTTCCAACTGCTGTATTTGAAGTTGAGCCAACAATAGCCCCACCAGCAATATATCCAATTGATGTATTGCTTCCTCCAGTTGTATTAGAAATTAAAGCATTTGCTCCAAACGCAGTATTTTGTGTGCCGCTTGTATTATTTCCTAATGCAGAATATCCAACCCTTGAATTTCCAAGAATATTTCCTCCACCTTTTCCTATATCAAGTGAATTAAGCACACAATCATTAACAGAGGTAATATTGCCAAGTGATTGCACTGTTTGCCCACCTTGAATAATCCCCGTTGAATTTGTTACAATATTACCATTAACAACTAATTTTTGAGCAGGATTAGATTCACCAATTCCAATGTTGCCAGTGTTGTAATAAATAGCAGTCCCACTTGTTGTCCATTGCGATAATCCCGCAGCCCCAGTAGCCCCCGTGGCTCCAGTTGGGCCTCCAGACGGGCCTGTGGAACCCTGCAAACCCGTGGCCCCAGTGCTTCCCACCCCCGTGGCTCCTTGAACTCCAGTCGCGCCAGTCGCTCCCGCTCCAGTAGCCCCAGTCGCTCCGTTGCTTCCAGCAACCCCCGTGGCTCCTGTAGATCCAATTGTTGATGCTGGGCCGGGGGTTCCCGTGGCTCCCTGCAAGCCCGTGGCTCCAATCCCTCCAGACAGGCCAGTGGCCCCTGTAAGACCTAATCCAGTAGCCCCTTGTGTTCCACTTGCGCCCGTGACCCCAGTGGCTCCAGTGGCTCCAACTATAGCTGAACCATAATTGTCTTGAAAAAAACGAAGAATATAACACAGCAACCCTTCTCCATCTTCTCTTGGGAATGTTGGAATGGTTGACGGATTTTTTGAAGGGTCACATGGAATACACCAAGTCACTCGACCACCTTTTATTTTTTTTAGGATATTTCCATAAAGCGCAAAAGTAAGATTATCGATTAACGAAGGAACGCTTTCATGCGATACTTGTGGATATGGAGTATCTGCATTGCAGTGATTATTATTGTTATTGTTGCAAGACATAATTGGTTTGTTAATTTCTTATAATTGCACAACGCACAACGTCGATCCAGTTGGAACAAGTGATATTGTAATTGTTCTTGGAGATACGTTGTTGATTGTATAGTTTGTCGGAATTTGAAAGACCCCATCTACACTTACTATGTACGCTGCAGAAATAAGACTTCCGTTTGTATTTCCAGCTAAAGCAAATGTTGTTGTTGAATTATTTCCAGAAAAAGTCCAAAATACTCCACTGCTAACACCAACTCCAGTCGCGCCAGTCGCTCCCGCTCCAGTAGCCCCAGTCGCTCCGTTGCTTCCGTTGCTTCCAGCAACCCCCGTGGCTCCTGTTGGGCCATCATTTCCAGCAACTCCAGTCGCTCCTGTTGGGCCTCCGCTTGGGCCTACTGGGCCTTGAATACCCGTGGCTCCAGTCGAACCCTCACCAGTTGCGCCAGTTGCGCCTGTTCCTGTAGCCCCCGTAACACCATTAAGAGAAACAATTACAATTGTTGCTCCATTAGGAACTGGATCGGACATGAACAATGTCGTTCCTCCTATTGTGTAATTATTTGGATCCTGAACGACACCATCGATTGCAACTAAAAATGCAGTAGATAAAGTTGAAATTAATCCAACAACAGAAAATCCAATTTGAACTCCATTTCCAACATATGACCATCTTGTACCACCTGCTGGGGAGGCTAACCCAGTTGCGCCTTGCAAGCCCGTGGCTCCAGTGTCTCCTTGGATACCTTGAATTCCCTGCACTCCTTGAGGCCCAGTCGAACCCACATCTCCCACAGGCCCAGTGGAACCTTGCGCTCCAGTTGCCCCATCAAGACCAGTGGCTCCTGTCGAACCTGATCCTGTAGCCCCTTGTGGCCCAGTGGCTCCAGTCGAACCAACCAATCCAGAAGAAACAATTGCAAAGATAATCTGCTGATTGTTTGTGAATTGCGAAGTTCCTCCAGATGTCGTTAGCGTTACTGGTATGGAAACATAACTATTTAAAACAACTGTTGGTATTGCTGAAATTTTCCAAGTCTGAAAATTGTTAGAGTTTCCTTGGTCTTGTATTACAAACGAATCATCAGTCTTGAATAATGGGAAAAATACATCCAAATCATTCCCTAAAGAATCGAGGTGAGAAAGAACGATTGTTGTCGCTGAGGTTTGAGTTAAATTATCCCAAAACAAGTGTCCATTTGTTGGAACTCCAGATATAGCATTAGTGTCAGCTTGGTAGTTATAAAACGTAGATGATTGACCCGGGGTTCCTGTGGCTCCTTGAACTCCAGTCGCTCCTGTTGGGCCTCCGCTTGGCCCCACTGGGCCTTGCAAACCCGTTGCACCAGTGGCCCCTTCACCCGTTGCACCAGTGGAACCTGTTGATCCAGTGTCTCCAACGATACCCGTGGCTCCTTGGATGCCCTGAATGCCTTGAATACCCTGAACTCCTTGAGGGCCAGTGCTGCCGACATCTCCTGTCAAACCAATAACACCCGTGGCTCCAGTGGTTCCTGCTCCAGTTGAACCTTGTGGGCCAGTGGAACCCGTCGATCCCTGAACTCCGCTCGCTCCAGTCGCTCCTTGTCCACCTTCTCCAGTAAGGCCAATTTCCCAATCAGCAAAATTGCCAGCACCTTGTGATTTGTCGCAATTGATGCGTACAAACAAACTAGAAACCTCTTCAACGATGCCTTCGAGCCAATCAAAAGGATATGCTGAATTAGCAACCGCACGAACCCTTGATCCAACTATAAATCCAATATCTGTTGACGTGTAGTAAAATGTTTTAACCCCAAGAGAGATGTCGTGTGCAGTAAATGTTTGAACAGTAATTCTAGGAGCAAGACCTGTGGCTCCAGTCGATCCTGCGCCAGTTGCGCCGCGAGGGCCAGTGGAACCTTGAATACCCTGAACTCCCTGCGATCCAGTGGCTCCAGTCTGGCCAATCGATCCCGCAGATCCCGTGGCTCCAGCCACACCTGTTGCGCCAGTCGAACCATATCCGCTTGCGCCCGTAGATCCTTGATTTCCAGTGGCTCCAGTCAAGCCTGTCGATCCGCTAGGCCCAGTGGAACCTGTGGATCCAGCACCTGTGGCTCCTTGCAAACCCGTGGCTCCTGTCGCGCCAATGTCATCGAAGCAATTATTGACGTAATTTTCGTAATTCGATTTTTGGTTGCATCCACAAGACATAATCTGTTTTAAATAAAGTTAATTGTTGTTATTGTCAAATAAATTTTCATCTATTCTTCTTTTTATCTAGAAAATAATAATGAGGGACAGGAAATAGCGTTCCATTGACGTTTGGAACATAGAAGTCTTTTCTCTCAATCAAACCTAACTTTATTCCTGATGTAATTCTTTCTTTACAGGTAGTTTTTTTGACATTCCACATTTTACAAAGTTCATTTTTAGAATACCATCCCTTTGGTGCTGGATCTGTGCATTTATTACTTGCCTCTAGAAGAATTTTAAGAAAATCGTTTGGGGTCATGTTAAATTGGCATTCTCCATGCTTCTCCTCTTCCTCTTTGCGTTATTTGAAGTGAAGATTGATTAAGCGATTCACAATACTCACCCCAACACCAAGCCTGACACCAACTGAAAGTGCTTCTTCGGTTTTTAGCGTATTCTAACGCTCCCCTAGACGTTAATGTTCCAATATTATAGCAAGTTCCACCATGATATGTTCTGGCATTCTGTATGGCAACACGATGAGTATGTCCCATTACTATTTTACGTCTAGTGCCATTGCAGTATTGTTCTGCCATATCCCTAGCAGCAGATTCACCATAGCAAGTTCCATGAGTAAACCCAATATCTGCTATGTCAACGATCTGTTCAATTCCAGAATAAGGAATTAACCTAGCTTTTAGCTTTTTAGTTGTGTCTTCAATCGCAGATACAATTTTATGAGCGCAATATGAAGTGACAGAATTTTTGCTGTGAGTTAGTTTCCATGCACGATCTTCATGGTTTCCACAAAGAACATAAGGATTTTTGCATCCAGCCATTAATTCACGAAGATGCATTAATCCAGTGTCAATGTCTGGAGTTACTTCATCTCCATCACTTCCAGAACCTATTCCATTGCCCATTAGGGCTGATAAATCAATAAAGTCTCCAAGATGCAGTATAGTGTCAGGTGAAAAACGTGATTTGAACGTCATTACTTGATTCCAAGCCTCTTTGTCGCAATATTTTGCATGACTGCACGAAACTGCTAGGACTTTTTTCCACTTGTGGGTGATATTTGCCATTTATGTATTATCGACTAGTAAGTATGGTATGGTTTTTTGTTCGTATCTAGTCATTTCTGAGTAGACGAGATTGATGAATCCGTCCCATTGCGGTGGGTAGATCGTTTGGCAACCCAGCGAGGAGGTCGTATTGTATCCTCCCTTGTGGACGTTAATAGCGATTCCCATATCGTCTCCAACCCCATCCCGTGTGACTGGCAACTCTTCTTTTGGGTTAGCAGGTCGAAGCGCAGGGTAACCACCTCCGGGTTTACTGATGCCATGATTCCCCTTACGGAACCTATGAATGCCCGTTTTAAGCACCGCAATACCCTTCCTATGAACTGACGGATCAGTATTAGCATTGAAAGTAGCATGAACAGAAGGAGATAAAAGTATAATCGCATCATCATAGATACCT